AACCCGTTTACATAAATGGGTTTTTTGTTATCTAAAACTTATCTACTACCCTGCAACCCTCTCAACTTTACGGAATACATGCTGTTACGCACCGCAAAATTGCTACCCTTGCCGGGGTACCGTTGGGATCGATGACCTACTATTTTTCAGGAATTGATGAGTTGTTACTGGAGGCGTTCAGCAGTTTTACTGAGATCATGTCCCGGCAATATCAGGCATTTTTTAGCGATGTTAGTGATGCTCCGGGCGCATGCCAGGCTATCACCGATATGATCTACAGCTCACAGGTTGCAACGCCGGATAACATGGAGCTGATGTACCAGCTCTACGCGCTGGCTAGCCGAAAACCGCTATTAAAAACGGTAATGCAAAACTGGATGCAGCGCAGTCAGCAAACGCTCGAACAATGGTTTGAACCCGGAACCGCCCGCGCGCTTGATGCGTTTATTGAGGGGATGACGCTGCATTTTGTCACCGACCGTAAGCCGCTATCGCGCGAGGAGATTTTGAGGATGGTTGAGAGGGTTGCAGGGTAGTAGATAAGTTTTAGATAACAAAAAACCCATTTATGTAAACGGGTTAATGAAAACAATAAGTTATAGTAAAAACAATAAGTTGGGTTGGTGGTCAGTGGTGGTTATTACGGGGTAATGCCAACCGCTGCCGCCACTTTGTCGCCATTTGGAACAACCCGGTTGTGCTGCCAATTTGCATGCTAACGGATAGAACCATCAGGATATAAGTACACGCCACCCTCTAGATACATTGGCTCACCATCTTCAACTGCAATATCTTGATAAAGTTCAGCCAGTTCATTAGATTCATTTTTTACAAGATTATATGTATCAACATCATACCCAAGGATTTTTAACTCATCATCTGAGGTTGCTCCTTGTTTTTGCTTAAGCGCAACAATATCAAAAATCCACTTTTTGCCATCTTTAACGTAGTACGCCCCAGAATCATAACCACGATCGTCAAGTACTTTTTCAAATCCCATCGATAATGCTTTTTTGACAGTATGTTTTTTTACGGTAATGATAGCCATGTAATCTCTTAATATATTGAATAAAAGTGAACTTATATACTGATAAAAGTTTACTCTGACGCAATTAACTCAGCTAGTGGGGGATGATGTTATTTTTGCACCAGTAGATCACACTTCTAGCGTTGCGAGGGGGTTGAATCTCAGAGCCGTCTCAAGATGATCGGGTGCTAAATGGGCATAGCGCATAGTCATTTTTATATCGTGATGTCCGAGGATTTTTTGCAAAGCAAGGATATTTCCACCCGACATCATGAAGTGCGCCGCAAACGTATGGCGCAGAACGTGTGTCAGTTGACCGCGAGGGAGCACGATAGACGTTTTTTCCATCACGGATAAAAATTGAAAATAGCAGTCTGTAAAGAAATTGAACCCATCAAGCGCCATGATCTCTTCGTAAAGCTCTTTACTGATAGGGATGCTTCTGTTTTTCTTCCCCTTCGTTCTTACAAAGGTAATTCGGTATTTGGTCACTTGCGAGCGGGTAAGATTTATTGCTTCTCGCCAGCGTGCGCCTGTGCTTAGGCATATCTTGACTACCAGTGCCAGAATTGGGTCCTGACGTTTGCAATCAGCCAGCAGTTCAACAATCTGCTCATGGGTAAGCCATGCCATCTCTTTTTCTGCGATGGTGAATTTTCGCATGTTCTCCAGTGGGTTCGGATACGACCATTCGCCCAGGCGGGATAGTTCGCTAAAAACACTACTTAGATAGCTTTGCTCCAGGTTAATGGTGACCGGGCTTGCTCCTTTCTTCCATTTCTCGCTGAAGTAGATCTCACCTGTCAGGCGTTTATCTCGATAGTGGGCAAACATTTTAGAGGTTAGATCAGTTGCAAGGGGATTGCCCAGAGCGTCAACCATCAACAGCAGTTTGTCATAGACATGCTGCCCAGCTGTCAGAGATTTACCATGTAGTTTGAACCATAGCTCAATCACGTCTTTCAATGTCCGACGATCCACTGATTCGCCCAGCCAGGGCTTTGCTTCGGTTTCTTCCATCGTGTGACGCTCAAAAGCCAGAGCTTCGCCTTTGGTGGCGAATTGTTTACGCACACGACGTCCACTACGTCCGGCGGGGTAACATTCGCAAAGCCATTTTCCTGTGGTGAGTTTTCGTACTGCCATAAAAAATGCCCTCCAGTAGAGAGCATTTTTACTGTATGTATAACCAGTGTCAATGTATGAAATCCTGCGACCATACATCTCACTGAAGCCATAATGAAGTTAGCTATTTTTTGCTATGTGAGTATGTGACTTTTGCGGTTAGCCTGCGGCTCATTGTTATATTAGGCGCAGATATAAAAGCAAAATTTATCGCGAGTTTTTAGTACAGATTTTTTTTGATTTACTAATAGTTCCATCATTGCAAACGAACTTTCCATCGGAGGTACAGTGAGAGACACCTCCCTTTTTCCCAGAACAAGGATAATTTTTAGCATAGGTAGTTAGTGGGTTTAATAACAAAGAGCATGATAAAACCACAAAAAATACCTTACCAAGCATAGTTTCCTCCCGGTATTACCTAACGTACTTAATTGTTAAACTTATAATTTTCCCAATTATTTCAACATCTTCTATCTTGCACTCGAAGGCTCTATTTCCACCCTCGACGAAGATTCTTCCACCGGGTAAACGAGTAATGTCACGGATCGTTATTTCGCCATCAATACTTATTACCCATTTACCATCACGTATATCATCAAATTCCTTATCACAAATAAATTCAGAATTATTATCTGTGATTACAAAAAGATTCTTGAATGCCGACGGTAGAAATTCTCTATCGAAAATATAAAAACCGTCTTCACACAAGGCCCCATCAGATAATACATATTTAGCAACTTCCATAGTATTTGTATTACCTGAAGTTTGCTTTGAACCATGCCCGGTTGTGAGCCAATTAAGCGAGGTGCCTGTTTCAAGGGCGCACTGGATTACCCATTCTGCTGGGAATGAGTCACGCATGTAGCGTGTGGCGAGTGTACTTTTAGAGATTCCTAAATGATCGCACAACGCCTGTCGAGTCTTGAATCCATAAGCTTCTACCATGCGCTCTATAGCGCCTCGTCCGCCTTTCTCCAAATTCATGGTCACTCCAAGTGAACTTTTATCTTGACGATTTCACTGTGCGATCGTATGTTTATGGTGTTCACAAAATACAAACGATCCGTATTCGTCCTGATTAATCATCATTAAACGAGGAATGTTGCATCATGAGACCTAACATTTCAATCACTCTTACCACCCCTCATGTGACTATTGAACGCTATAGCGAGCTGACAGGGCTATCCATCGATACCATCAATGACATGTTGGCTGATGGACGCCTTATCCGTCACCGACTGCGCAAAGATAAAAAACGCGAAAAAGTGATGATCAACATAGCAGCAATGACCGTTGATGCGCTTTCAGAATGCAATCTAAACCTTAATTAGTTCGATTCTGAAATACATCAGAGGCATTGACCATGTTTGATTACCAAGTTTCCAAACATCCACATTTTGATGAAGCCTGTCGTGCATTCGCATTGCGCCACAACCTGGTGCAACTGGCAGAACGTGCTGGCATGAATGTGCAGATTCTGCGGAACAAGTTGAACCCAGCGCAACCTCATTTATTAACCGCACCAGAAATCTGGCTGCTTACCGATCTGACTGAAGATTCAACGCTGGTAGATGGTTTTCTGGCTCAGATTCACTGCCTGCCATGCGTACCGATTAATGAGGTGGCAAAAGAGAAACTGCCACATTACGTCATGAGTGCAACCGCAGAGATCGGGCGTGTTGCTGCAGGTGCGGTAGCTGAGCCGCATCATGACGGTACTGTGCACTGGCATCTCATGTGTTTCATGCGTAAAAAAGACCGCCGCGCCATCACTGCATTACTGCGTAAGTTTGCCATCCGTGAAGACCGCGAGGAGCTGGGCAATAACACGGGACCACGCTTTAAGTCTGAGCTGATAAACCCGCGCAAAGGTACGCCAACAAGCTATATCGCGAAATACATCAGTAAGAACATTGACGGGCGTGGTCTGGCTGGGGAGATCAGCAAGGAAACGGGTAAATCCCTGCGTGATAACGCTGAATACGTTAATGCCTGGGCGTCTCTGCATCGTGTTCAGCAATTCCGCTTCTTTGGCATTCCGGGGCGTCAGGCTTACCGTGAACTGCGATTGCTGGCTGGTCAGGCGGCAAGGCAACAGGGTGACAAAAAAGCAGGTGCGCCGGTACTGGATAACCCGCGTCTTGATGCAATCCTGGCTGCTGCTGATGCTGGTTGTTTTGCCACCTACATCATGAAGCAGGGCGGCGTACTGGTTCCCCGCAAATATCACCTCATCAGAACTGCTTATGAAATCAACGAAGAACCGACCGCATATGGCGATCACGGTATTCGTATTTATGGCATCTGGTCACCCATTGCAGAGGGCAAGATCTGCACTCATGCGGTGAAGTGGAAAATGGTTCGTAAGGCCGTTGACGTTCAGGAGGCGGCAGCCGACCAGGGCGCTTGCGCCCCTTGGACTCGTGGCAATAACTGTCCCCTTGCTGAAAATTTGAACCAACAAGGGAAAGACAAATCAGCTGATGGGGACTCCAGAACGGATATTACCCGTATGAATGACAAGGAGTTGCACAATTACCTGCACAGTATGAGCAAAAAAGAGCGCCGGGAACTGGCTGCAAGGTTACGCCAGGTGAAACCGAAACGGCGTAAAGACTACAAACAGCGAATTACAGACCATCAGCGACAGCAGCTCGTCTATGAACTGAAGTCCAGGGGATTTGATGGCAGCGAGAAAGAAGTCGATTTGCTCCTTCGCGGCGGCAGTATTCCGTCAGGAGCAGGCCTGCGTATCTTCTATCGGAACCAGCGTCTGAAGGAAGATGATAAGTGGCGGAACCTGTATTAATTACGCGGGTTGACAATTCGTGCTCTTAATAATACCAGGCATATCAGGCCGATGAACGTAAAAAAACGTTTTACATCAGTAAGATTATTATATACTGTAAATATAAACAGTGGTTATGTATACAGTATTGTTTTGGTGTCATAGGAGGAAAGATGCAGGACTATTTTTTGGAGTCTTTGAAGCTCCAGCGCATTGATTTTTTTCTTAAGCTTGTAGCGGCTAGTGAGTGTAGTGATGAAGAGAAGGGGCTGGCTCTGCAGTGGGTTTCTGAATTGACTGATGAACTCATGGCAAAAATCAGAAGCCACGAATACAACCGCTCAATGGATGTCATCAGCTGAGGTGACTTTTATGCGCATTGAAATAATGATCGATAAAGAGCAGAAGATTAGCCAGTCTACCCTGGACGCCCTTGAATCCGAGCTTTACCGCAATCTGCGCCCCCTGTATCCCAAAACGGTAATTCGCATTCGCAAAGGTAGCTCTAACGGTGTGGAACTAACCGGACTGCAACTGGATGAAGAAAGAAAACAAGTGATGAAAATTATGCAGAAGGTGTGGGAGGACGACAGCTGGCTGCATTAAGAAATGTTGCCCCCAGGAGGATTCATTCTGATGGGGGCTAGTTTGGGCAATGAGTGAAATAAGGCGTAAGGTGGGCGGTTATTTTGATAAGTGATCGTCCGCTTTGTGTCAGAAGCAGAAGTGGGAGTGTCTGAGACTCTCTAAAAGTTGATGATTCACTTACAAAACCATTTTCCTGATGGATGCTTACACTTACGAATGATCATTCTGTTTAGTCTTCATGAGAAAATCCCGAATCTTTGCCAAGTTTGAATTTTCGGGGATTGAATCCATGTACGGATCACGCTCAAACACTAATTGCTCAGATTCAACGAAAGCCTGCCACTCTACTGGGTCTAGCTCAAATCCCATTGCTGTCATATCACTTTCATCTTCCCCCTCGATCCAGTGGACTAAATAAAACAATTCATCATCAGGAGAATCATCCTCACCATCAACAATATCAACATCGGTTACAGTGATACGTAGGGTGGGATCGATTTTTGAGACATAAATTCCTAACTGTGGTATAGGGGGAATATTGTTCATGGAAACTCCTTTTATTGGTGTTTGCTATTTGAATAAAAATACGCCAAACAGAGTGTTAACTGTGAATATGGAAAGAATCGTTGTAAGTACCCCGCTTAGGTGTCCCATTCTATTTTAGAGGTTCTCGTGCATATGGATTATGTTATCTGAAAGTTAACTTCCGCTTCCCGTTCACAGCGAACATTCATCTTTGTAAACCCGTATGATCCGTTTTTCAAGTGGCCATTCAGATACGGATTTTCACTTCCTTGACAGTGCATGACTATGCTGCATGAAATCGCATGATCGATTGAGGATCGTCTTTGCTCAGATCCGCCAGAACTGGCGGGCTTTTGCTCATGTTATGCATGTGCATGAAAACCACTGCATAAAGCGGGCAGGCGTGGCGGGGATACGAGCGCGCGCCATGTGGTATGGAGATTGGATCTATTCATAACTTGATGTATAAAGTAGAAAAAAAAGCGGGGAGATTATGAATAAAAAATTTACCGATGAGCAGCAACAACAGCTTATAGGACATCTCACAAAGAAAGGCTTCTATCGAGGAGCTAATATTAAAATAACCATTTTTCTATGTGGTGGTGACGTTGCTAATCATCAATCTTGGCGTCATCAATTATCACAATTTTTAGCAAAGTTCAGTGATGTTGATATATTTTATCCAGAAGATCTATTTGATGATCTTTTGGCTGGTCAAGGGCAGCATAGCCTTTTAAGTTTAGAAAATATTCTGGCTGAAGCTGTCGATGTAATAATTTTATTTCCTGAAAGTCCGGGGTCTTTCACAGAGCTTGGTGCGTTCTCTAATAATGAAAACTTAAGGAGAAAGTTGATTTGCATTCAAGATGCAAAATTTAAATCAAAACGTAGCTTTATTAACTATGGTCCTGTTCGCCTGTTGCGTAAGTTTAATTCAAAATCTGTTTTGCGTTGTAGTTCAAATGAACTAAAAGAAATGTGTGATTCATCTATTGATGTTGCCAGAAAATTACGATTATATAAAAAATTAATGGCATCTATTAAGAAGGTTAGGAAAGAAAATAAAGTATCAAAAGATATTGGAAATATATTATACGCAGAGCGGTTTCTATTGCCTTGTATCTATTTACTGGATAGTGTCAACTACCGCACACTGTGTGAACTAGCTTTTAAAGCGATAAAGCAAGATGATGTTTTATCTAAAATTATTGTTAGATCCGTTGTTTCTCGTCTAATAAATGAACGAAAAATACTTCAAATGACTGATGGTTATCAGGTCACTGCTTTGGGGGCTAGCTATGTTAGGAGCGTCTTTGATAGAAAGACACTTGACCGATTGCGGCTTGAGATTATGAATTTTGAAAACCGTAGAAAATCAACATTTAACTATGATAAGATTCCGTATGCGCACCCTTAGCGAGAGGTTTATCATTAAGGTCAACCTCTGGATGTTGTTTCGGCATCCTGCATTGAATCTGAGTTACTGTCTGTTTTCCTTGTTGGAACGGAGAGCATCGCCTGATGCTCTCCGAGCCAACCAGGAAACCCGTTTTTTCTGACGTAAGGGTGCGCAACTTTCATGAAATCCGCTGAATATTTGAACACTTTTAGATTGAGAAATCTCGGCCTACCTGTCATGAACAATTTGCATGACATGTCTAAGGCGACTCGCATATCTGTTGAAACACTTCGGTTGTTAATCTATACAGCTGATTTTCGCTATAGGATCTACACTGTAGAAAAGAAAGGCCCAGAGAAGAGAATGAGAACCATTTACCAACCTTCTCGAGAACTTAAAGCCTTACAAGGATGGGTTCTACGTAACATTTTAGATAAACTGTCGTCATCTCCTTTTTCTATTGGATTTGAAAAGCACCAATCTATTTTGAATAATGCTACCCCGCATATTGGGGCAAACTTTATACTGAATATTGATTTGGAGGATTTTTTCCCAAGTTTAACTGCTAACAAAGTTTTTGGAGTGTTCCATTCTCTTGGTTATAATCGACTAATATCTTCAGTTTTGACAAAAATATGTTGTTATAAAAATCTGCTACCACAAGGTGCTCCATCATCACCTAAATTAGCTAATCTAATATGTTCTAAACTTGATTATCGTATTCAGGGTTATGCAGGTAGTCGGGGCTTGATATATACGAGATATGCCGATGATCTCACCTTATCTGCACAGTCTATGAAAAAGGTTGTTAAAGCACGTGATTTTTTATTTTCTATAATCCCAAGTGAAGGATTGGTTATTAACTCAAAAAAAACTTGTATTAGTGGGCCTCGTAGTCAGAGGAAAGTTACAGGTTTAGTTATTTCACAAGAGAAAGTTGGGATAGGTAGAGAAAAATATAAAGAAATTAGAGCAAAGATACATCATATATTTTGCGGTAAGTCTTCTGAGATAGAACACGTTAGGGGATGGTTGTCATTTATTTTAAGTGTGGATTCAAAAAGCCATAGGAGATTAATAACTTATATTAGCAAATTAGAAAAAAAATATGGAAAGAACCCTTTAAATAAAGCGAAGACCTAATGGTCTTCGTTTTAAAACTAAAGCTCATAGGTTGAAAAATTGAGCACTTCTTCGTCCAACCAGTTATTTAGTTCCTGCAATCGTTTCTGCAGGGGCATCAATTCGTTTCTTACGAATACCTTGCTAGCCTTCTCCACATCCCCAAACCCCCCGACATTATTAGGCATAATTCCCATCATTTGCGGCGGCACGCGGTGTGCCGCCATCATGTCATCACGGCTCACGTTCTTGATATTCAGAAACTCATCCTTCGCTGTGACTTCTGACAACGGGATAATCTGAAGTCCGTCTTTTTTACCATTAGGCGAGTACATAAACAGGTTGCGGAAGTTGCCAGGGCCTTTGGCACTTTTCATCGCATTGCGGAGGTTGTTCACATCTTCCTGGTTCTGCGCGGCATCGGTCATGTACATGATGAAGCCTGCATGACTACCGTTAATGTAATACTTTCGGCGGAACAGCGTGGCGGACTCGTTGAGCAGGGCGGATGGGATGGCAGAAAGATAGCCGGGCAGGCCGTAGATCTCCTGGTTGATGTCCGGTTCCATCAGATGAAAAATGCTGCCTTTCGTGAACTGATACGGCTGCGTGGTCATGCCGTATTGCACAAACCAGTAGGTATCTAGGTCTAATCCGCGTCGGGTGTATTTTGCCAGCGCAGGCTCAAGGGCGATAACTTCACCGAATCGGTTCGTGCGTTTCTCCAGGTAGGCGTTACCAAAAACCAGATAGTCCTGCACAAAACGTGAAAACGCCTGCTGGCTGAGCAGCGGGTGAGGGATGTAGGTGCTGGTCAGAATGTTGCACTTTACTGCAATCGGTGAACTGTGGTGTACGGCGGCGCGGAATGTTCGCGCCAGTCCGTCAAAACTTACGGGTGGCTCATACCAGCGGTCCATCTTTACGCATTCCACATAGTCCAGTAATTCGCGGCGGTCCAGAACAGGAACGGGATCACCGAAGCTGAATGCTTCGGCTGAAGTTTGGTTTTTATGCTGGATCTGGTTCGTCGCCGCAGCGCGGTTTTTCTTACTCTTTCCCATCAAAAAATCTCCACAATATTGCTGGTATTGGCGGACTCGCCCTGCAGCGGTTCGTTAAACAGTGCGTGCATTGTTGCCCAGGCCAGATCGGCATGGCTGGCTTCTTCGCTGCGGCTGGCTTCATAGGTTGGGCGGTTGCCGCTGGCGGTGGTGGCGCGACGGATTGCCATAAATGACTGCGCTATGTCGGTGTGTCCGGCGTCAAACTCCAGACGACGGTGACTGATAATGTCGTAGGCCTTGAGTACCAGGGCGTTTTTAACGTTGGGGTTGTAGACAAACTCCCGGACGGCTGGAAAAAACGCTTTCACGTTCTCGTAAACCCCGTGGCCGACACCTGTCGAGTCGATGCCGATGTAGGTCACGTTGTACTGCTCGGTCAGTTTTTTGATGGCGTCAGCCTGGGCGCGGAAGTCCATCCCGCGCCACTGGTGACGCTCAAGAATGCGGAACTTACCACCCGGCACGGCTGGCGGTGCCACCACCACGCATCCGGCACTGTCGCCGTTCTGCGTACCTTTTGCCGGGTCATAACCGATCCACACTTCGCGCCAGCCAAACGGGCGCAGGGCCAGTGCATGAAAGTCGGTCCAGATTTCCCAACTGTCCACCATGCACGCTTGCAGCTCGCTGAGCGGGAACACGGACGCGAGATCGTCCACGAACTCGCACATCAGCAGGTTCTGGTATTCGTCCGGGCTGTACTCCATGCGTAGCTGGTCGAGGTCGAACAGGTTACAGCCGCCGCGCACCGCATCTTCCACGGTGACTATCTGGCGGTATTGCCCGTCTGTGCACAGCAGGCCGGGGGCCAGATTGCTGTGGGACAGGTCGATGTCCACCTTGTCGGCTTTGTTGCGCCCACGGTTGAACAGCGCACCGGACCAGAACGGATAAGCACTGTGTGTCAGGCTGGATGGCGTGGAAAAATAGGTTTGTCGCCATTTTTTGTGAATAGCCATACCGGAAGCCACTTTGCGCAGCTCTTGGAATTTCGGTATCCAGAAATATTCATCCAGATACAGGTTGCCGTGGTAACTCTGGGCCGTGCGGGCATTGGTGCCGAGGAAGTACAGCGTGGCCCCGTTAGGAAGCACTATCGGATCGCCTTTCAGCTCCACCTCCACTTCTTTGGCGAAGTCGATGATGTACTGCTTAAAGACGTGGGCCTGTGCCTTGCTGGCGGAAAGGAAAATCTGGTTACGCCCGGTTAGCAGGGCGTCAATCAGGGCTTCACGGGCAAAATAGAAGGTCGCGCCGATCTGGCGTGACTTCAGCAGGTTGCGGATGCGGTTGGTTTTTCCGGCTTCCCACCAGTGGCGCTGGTAGTTGAACATGGAGGAATGGAAGATTTCTTCCAGCTTCTCAATCTGTTCATCGGTGAAAACGTTCTTTTCCGGCTGACGACGCGGGCCTTTGTTGCGGTTGGCGACGTTAGGGTTTAAGTCGGCTTCGTTGCCGCCATTGTTAAACTTGCCGATCCGCGCATGGCGCTCCGACTGGCGCGCCAGCAGGTCAATCTCTTTGAAATCTTTCCCTTCTTTGTGCTCCTTCATAATGAGCTGGCAGTAGCGTGCGGCGGTGGTGAGCTGCATCTGATCCAGCGGCCCATAGTCACCCCACTTGTCGCGTTTTTTCACCAGTTCCACCAGGGACTCCGTTGGCTCAACGTCGGCATACAGCGCCATCTTGCCTGCCAGCGGACCTTCCGTGATTTCCTCAGCAAACAGCGCCGTCACCTTGCCGTAGCGGTTAAAGGTGCTGTCCGGCAGATAAGACTTGATGTGCTCAAGGTTAATCAGCGCGGTATACACCGCCGGGTTGTAGCTGGCTGCCATCTGTTCCAGCCATTCACGCTGGATTTCGCGTCCGTCGGTGGTGGCACCTTCCACCCCGATGCGAAAACGCTTTGCTTTCACTGTCATGAGCCGTGGAGCTGGTCGCCACTGAGCAGCAAAACCTGAGCGCGCGAACCGAAAAATCTCTGTCTGAGCAGGAAGAACGCCTGTCTGAACTGGAGTCTGCTCTGCAGAAGCAGCAACGGGCAATGCCTGTAGTTCCACACTGGTGAAATTGCTCAATCAGCGGCGCTGGGCAGATGCGTGCCGACAGTTGCCGCGCTGGGTTTATGTAAAAGGTGTGTTTAATCAGGGGCTGGATAACCGCCGTGCGCGGGAGATGGCCTGGTGCCTTAAAGGAGCTGGACTATGACGCGTGCGCTGGCAGTAGTGGTGGCGCTGGCACTCGTTGCGCTGGGCTGGCAGTCGTGGCGGCTTAACAGCGCCAGCCACACCATCGAAACGCAGCGCGCGGCGCTGAAAAGTAAAGCGCAGGAACTGACGAAGAAAAACAGCCAGCTTATCAGCCTGTCCATTCTGACTGAAACCAATAACCGGGAGCAGGCGCGGCTCTATGCCGAAGCAGAACAGACCAGTGCACTGCTGAGACAACGACAACACCGGATCGAGGAA